CACAATGTTTAGAACATTCCGTAAATAACCAACTAATCTCTTTCACCAATTCAGGTGACATTTCCAATTTAGCATGTGCAATATCACCTGCTAAATAAATGATTGAATCTTCCGTACCTCTTTTACGGATTTCTTCAAACATCTTTTCAAACACTGCTCTATACTCTTTGTGCCTTTGTACGTTACGAATATGAATATCCGCAATATGGTAAATTCTTTTTAAACTCATAATGAATTTATTTTGTTTAATAGTAAATCTTCTGATGAAAACTCTTTAGTTTTCTTTAGTTCTTCATAAAATTTTTCATAACCCATATCCGATGCATCTTTATCTTTTAGATACATCATCTTTACATTGATTCCATTTTTTCTGAAGTAATCAGCTGCTTTAAGTGCTTCGTTGATTGCATCGTTATCTAATGAAATAATGATATTGTTTACCCCACTCATAAAGATTTTTTCAACCAATTGTTTGGAAGGAAACTTACCTAAAAGTGGAATAGCGTTTCGTTTAATTGTAATAGCATCAAATACACCCTCACAAAGTATAATTGGTTCATTCCAATTTACCTGTGATTCAAAACAAATTATATTCTTACTGATTGGCGGGTTTTTATATTTCATCTTCTCATCTTCATAATAAGAACGAGAAACAAAATAATTAAGTGAACCATCTGAATTGTATGATGGGATTATCACTCTACGGGCATATAAACCTTCTTTACAATATCCAATATTGTGTTTGATGATATCTTTTATACTAATACCTCTTTGGGTAAGATAATGTATAGCATGTTTGTATTCAGGATTAAATCCCTTTGGTTCTTCTGCTAATGAAATAAATTCTTTTGGGAGTTGAATAAACACCTTTGTTTCAGCATCTTCTTGCTGTGGTGTCCAATTACTATCACCATAGATTTCTCTAATAAGAGATATCGTTTTTCTATCTACATCTAATTTACGAAGTAAAGATGTAAGTTTCTTACCACCACTATTACAAGTCCAACAATGCCACTTTTGGGTTTCGGTATTAACTTGTAGTTTTGGTTTGTGATGATTACAAAAAGGACAGTAATATGCTATTTCGTTCCCTTTTAGGGATACTCCACTACCCAATACATTAGTAAGGGCAGTAATTACCTTATTTTTATCATTGCTACTTAACACAAACCAAATATACAACAAATATTTGAAATTACCAAATTTTTATGGTTATAAGAACCATTCTTCTGGTATTTCTTTATCTGCGTATTTAAATCCGTTCTTTTCGCACCAATCTGCGTAGGTGGTTTTGGATTTTTTATTGATTTTATTCTTAGAGTTTGTAAAAACGAATCTGATATCCAATTCTGGATGTTGTTGTTTAACTAATAGGTGCTTTTTTCTATCTGCTATAACAAATCTACCTTTAGTTTCTATAATAATTCCATTTGGTAACTTAAAATCAGGATTGTAAGTATGTTCAGAAGCAGGTATAATATAAGCCACCTTTTCGGATTCATATTTAACCTCAATTCCTTTGCTTGCAATTTGATTGGAAATATTTTCTTCAAGACCGGATTTAAATCCATACTTTTTAGCAACCCATTTAGAGTTGGACTTTTTTGTAACTTTTTTTGGCATTAAATTATTATTTCTTTACAGAATCCGAGTATTTTTTATCGTTAATTTCTCCACCTCTTCCGGTTTTGAATTTTGCAGCAGTTAACACTTGGTCATCTACCTTTTTCAAATCGTTTGTAGTGTATGGAGTTTGTGCGTTTACTCCAGCTTCAAATGAAATTTTATCAACACCTAAAGATGCTTGAGATGCTTTGTATAATTCTAAAATCTTTGACATAGTTTCTATTGTTTAATATAAATATAAGTTAAGTATCAAAACGAACAATAAAGTTTACAGGCAATTCAGGGTCTGACTTAATTGGTTGTGGTAATTTAGCTACCGCCACTAAATCACAATTATCATCGTATAATCCTATTGTAGTTATAAATGGTGCTAAGAAAGAACCTGTACTATCTACCGAACTACTAGCTTCCCAATGTTCAAATCCAGCTTTTGCGCTTCCCGTAGTTCCACTAAATCTATAATCTAAAATATCTCCATTTTCTAATATAGATTTTTTACGAATGTATTTTACACCAGGATTTGTTGTTACTTTTCTAACTATACCATTGGTATCTACATATGTAGAAGTTTCTGCACCAACAACCTCTACTGCTGATGGGTTTTGTGAAACGTTAAATTCATCGGGCTGAACTATTAATAAGAATTCGTTTTCATAAATGGTTTCGGTTGATTTATAATCTAAAGTCCAACCACTATTTAATCTATTAGCTGCATCTCTCGTTAGTACTATCAATCCTTGTGTATAGAATACATTACCTATTTTTATACCCTGTGCTGCATCTGGTAAGAATGGTAAATCATCTGCAATCAATACTCCTGATTGTACATCGTATGATATTAATTGTTGAAAATATGTAGTACCATCCCATAAAATTCTTATTTCTTCGTTTTGAATATCAACAAATACAGTTGTTGGGTATGGAGATGAAGCACTATATTCATTATTAATATAATCTATAAAATTTATCTGATTTGTTTGATTATCTATTAGTGATAAAATTATACTATCTCTTGGGTCTTGTATATTACCATATCCATCATCTACATAAGTGGTAGATGAATCTACTAATGTAACTGAAAACTTTTTTATACCTTCACCAACTGCAATTTGTGGAATACTTATTACTTTTGCATAATCCTCTATATATCTTTCTTTAGCTAATGTTGCCGTTTCGTAATAATTTTTTTTAGAACCAAATCTTAAAAATGGATTATCTTCATTACCATTATAAAATTGTCCTTTAAGTTGCCCGTAAACGGATACTCTATTATATTCAGAACCACTTAAATATCCTTCGGATACAGACGCAGTTGTGTTATTTGAATATAAAATATTTTCTGCTTCAAAAACTGAAGCATTGGAAGTTGCTCTATCCCACTCTTTATAAGCCTTAAAAGGTCTTATACTAATATCCGATTTTGGTATTCTTTTTAACATATCACATATAAATATCTTTCAAACTAAAAACCCAACTTTTTTGGAGTTGGGTCTAGCCTATACATTGATAGTTCGATATAAGTTACTCTCTGATTAAAAGTCCAATTTAACCTTAATTGCAACTTCCTTATCAAATGATTTTTCAATTGGTTTAGATACCTTTGCTACTGCTAATAATTCATTAGCATCATCGTAAAGACCTACAGTAGTAATGTACACTTTAGGGTCTCTTTCAAAAGTAGGTTGAACAAATTGTCCAGTTGAGCCGGTTACAAATGTTGGGTTGTTTGAGAAATTGAATTCTCTATTGTTAGCTCTTACGAAATAATGTGAAGTAGAAACGTTTTCAGTTCTACGAGCTTGGAAATCTTCTCCTTTTTTCAATGCACCAAATAAATTGTGCATATTAGTTACGTTACTATATGTGTTAGCTGCCGATGCTGAAACAAATGTTGTTCCAACGCCTGCTCTAACAGCTGCTGGGTTTAAGATGATAACTCCTGCATCAGGATAGAATAATCCCCATCCTTGTCCGTTTGAAGCGGTTGTTGAATTGATTGTACCTTCGTTGCCTGTACCAATGTTCAATGCACCACTTACCATATTAAATACCCTACCGCTTGAACCAACAGTTTCAACTTGGCCAGAATCATCAATTAAAGTTACTAATCCAGCTGAACCTGATAAACTTATTTGAATGTTACCTGGGTCTAATTTTTCTTTGTATCTAGCTCTATTGATGTTTAATGCGTAGAAGTGTTCTAAATCATGTCCACCTTCAGTAGACCCATTATAAACACTAAAATATGTATCACCACTATCTAACAATAAATTTCTCATTTGAGAATAGATAGCTTTAGTTGCTAAAGTAGAACTATCCGTTTGAGATAATGTTGGTACACCACCACCACTAATATGTGCGTATGCTATTGAAAACTGCACTTCTGCTGATGCTGATGTGTAGTGTTCGTTGTAAACATCTAAATAGTATTTACCACTTACAGAAGAACTTTGCTCTGAAGATGAATAGAAAGCGGTTAAAGAACCAGCATCACCACTCCAAATACCAGAAGTTACAACTTCTGTTCTATTTGTTACTTTATCAATAGCACCGAATTTTTTGTAAATACCATTTGTTACAGTAGTTACATCGGCACTGATTTGTTCACCTTGTCCTAAGAATTGGTTTACAATGTTTACTAATTCGTTTGTATCAACGGGAGTACCTGCGGTGTTAGCTGCACCTGCAAGATATTGTGATAAATTACTTGCTAAAAGGGCTCCTCTATTATCTCTTATTACTGCCATAGTTTATATTATTGAACGTATGTTACTGTTACTGGAATTGTTTGTGAACCACCAGTTTCGTTACCATAAACAGTTATAGTTGTTTTGATAGTCGAAGTTAATGATGGGTTTGGAATAAATTTGAAAGTTAAACCCTTAGCTACTGCTGCTGTTGCTGATACATCATCACCAATAAAGATAGGTACAGTACCTACATCAGCGGTTACACCTTCACCTACAATATCACCAGCGTTTTTATTTGCTAATACGATTGTATATCCTAATCTTCTATTTCCGGCAGGAGATGTAGTTGGAGATAATGAAACCTCACCACTTCTTTGATTTACTGCTACATTAGGAACACCAAATTCTACAACTGGGATTCTTGTAGTATTTTTTGGAAGTGTTACGATTTTATATTTCATCACTTGAGTTTCATCAGGCGATGCTTCTAATACTGGCATATTTTTGATTGCTGCATCATAGTAAGCAGAACCCAATGGATGTGCTGGCTCATATAATGAATAATCTATCTCATCATCTGCTAAGGCAAATTGGGTAATATTTAAACCCAAACCTGCTGCTAATTTTTCTCTACCTTTTTTAGTAAGAATTGCATCAACTGTCAATTCATTATTACTTAAATATCCCATAGTTTTTTAATTATCTTTGTTTATAAATATAAATAT